TATTAGACTCACCTCATAAAAATTCATACATATTTTCATAAAAAAACCATTGATTCACAAGAGTTTAAAGTTTATTTTTCTAGTTCATTAAACATGATACTTAAAAAGTCAAAATCATTTATTTTAGAGAAATTACCATGATTGTTCAAGTACCAATCAACCGAATCCCTGCTGCCTCGACGGCACCAATCTGCATGTTGCGCGTTTGACTCCGTATTGGTCCAAGAGTTCAAACGATTTTGTGATTCCATATCATCTGGATTTATTTCTAAATTTCGCAACAATTTTACACATTCTCGAAATGCACTTTTCCATGTTTCAAATGGTGACGAATTAAAATGTGTGGTGGCTATGGTTTGATCTAAAATTTTGATTTGTCCGACGCTGGTTGTAAAGTCCAACCATCGGCCATTATAGGCCAGAACCTTGGCAGCAGGCCATAATTTAACAGCACCATAACCATATTCAAGACTGTTGATGGGATTCCTGCTGTGCCAAATATGTATATAATTACGATCATACCTACTGGGTACATGGTCAAAATGCCAGGTTTCATCTATGGTTGTATCCCCATCTACAGTCCAAAACATGCTAGTGGTTGACTGTTCTGCACAGGTACGATGTGCAAGGTCAATGCCTTTGATTCCGTGTACTCGTTTGGCCATGGGAAATCTGGCCTGTAATCTTTTGAAGTTTTCGTCTGCATTTGGTTCGAGGTATGAAACAAAAAAGATATCAAACTGGTCAGCATAGGTAGAAGTTTGCTCATCGTGTGTTTTGATATTGGCTGGCAAACTGGTTAAATCAAAATTCATTGTGGTTTTGGCTAATTTGCGTGGCCATAACTGTATACAACCATCTACTGCATCTGCTGTTCGTGGATGTCTAGCGCTCCATAGATGCAGATAATTTTGTTCATCACCTTCGGGCATAAATGAAAAATTCCAGGAATTGTCAAAACTCAACTGCTCAGGCACTATCCACAGCATGCGCGTAAAGGCAGCACTGGCACAGCGTGATATATAATCATCTGACTTTGGCATGCGTTTGGCATGTGGGAAGCAGGACTTTACTGAATGCCAATAGGTCTGATTGTCTGTAATGAAAAACAAATCATACATTACGGGTGGCCATATAATGCGCTATCTCTTCGTTAGGCATCCAGGGCCTTGGTGGATTCATGTAAACACGTTTGAAAAACTTAGAATTTTCCGTCTGCATGGTTGTAATATCTAGACCTAACTTGTATTTGAGATCTGACTCCAGACTTTGGCAACCTTGATGCGGATCGGTATCTTTGATATCCAACCAAAGTGCCTGCATTTGGTTATAGTTGCTGATAATGGTATGATCCTCGTCACTGAACATGGCAAGACTAGACCCCATTCGTGCCCCATACATGGCCCAAATACCATGTTCAACGTCTTGGCCCACACTGGCCCAAATGCACAGGCGGTTAATGTTACCGTACCAAATTTTTTTATGGAAATCTCTCACAGCTACCTTTTGGCCGCGATCTAAACACATCTTCACACCTTCGCGAAAGCCACTGCGCCAGGCCTGCTGTGCACTGCCATTCACATGGCTGGTGCTGTAACAGCCACGTTGATCATGATAGCGAGAATCCCAGCAAAATTCCACAGCCTTTCTTGGATCTTCAGCATTCTCGTGGCTTTTCATCTGTCGCACAAATGCCTTGCTCCATAATTTCAATCCACCATTACCATATACCAGACCATTGATACTGTTGCGTCCTGCCCAGGTCCAAGCATGGTCTTTCTGATGATCCTCAATATCGATTTCAAGATTGAGAAATTCGGCATAAATCTCATTGTCGCCGTCGACAGTTATAAAAAAATCCGTATCACTTGCATCGGCACAGGCTAGATGCGCTGTGTCAAAACCGCAAACGCCATGCACACGTTTTGCCCAAGGCACCCTAGCGAGCAAGTTGGCCCAGAGTAATTCTGCATTTGGTTCATCAAAACTGAGAAAAACAAAATCAAACGAATCCATTCTGTGTTTCATAGGTCATCCTAGATAAAAACTATAGAGGTGGTGATTTTCTACTGCTAATGATATTTTATTGTGGTGTGCAGCACAATCCGATAGATCCCAACTGGCAATTAACCAACTGGGATCATTCTGTTTGGTCATATAGAGCATTTTTTTTCTAGTTTGGTCATCGTGAGTAATACAGACCAAATTCTTTTGCAGAGATATTGGGTCATTTATGTATTCATCACAAGGATCTATTAGGCTACAAAATGACTCTAGTTTGGTAGTTGCTATTTTTGGACGAATGGCCAGAGTTGGATTTGACGGTATATTTGTTACAAACCAGTCCTGTAGTCTAACTCTGCCGTTCATAAAATCTTCTGCTAGTGAAATGTCAATTGCAATGCTTTGGCCAATGATTTCACGCCAGGAAACTTTTTTGATGTCGCCTGTCTGCTGATCATAGATTAACCATGCTACGATCATGCCAGTAGTCCTTCGTAGGTTTTCAGCATGGCATCAGTTAAAAAGTCTTTGACATGATAGTGTAGAGGGTAAAACTGCGCATGGTTGCCAATTTTGAGATTGGCGTTGGCATTGAGAAATACTTTTATGTGTTTTCTCCAGTCTTCTGAAATGTTGTCAATGTTCCAACCCTGTAGTTGGCTTTTCATGTGTACGAATGTTGGAGTAGCATTTGGTGTTGTGTTGGTTTGATCTAGATCTAATATTTTCATTGCCAGTGCAAAAGCTACATCTGTACTAAAATGTGTTGGCCGCGTATTTGGTTCAAGAAAGTTTTCAAAGAACCTTTCCCAGTTCCATGTAATCATCTTGGCCAAATTGAAAAACTCATAGGCTTCTGACGTTTTTCTAAAATATGTAAATGCTGTGTAGATGTTGGGCAATCGGTTTGCTGTGAACACCTTGCGATAGTAGTCGTCGGTAATGGGATTGCTGCGCCAATCCAGCACTGTGTTGACAAATGACACAGACTGCTGGCGTTGGCCAAGTTGTTGCCAAACTGCATCAATGTCTGAAAAAAACAACATGTCACTGTCGAGTTTTATGGTTTCATCGTATGGTGTCATCCAAATTGATTTCCATTCGTTTTGCAATTTCCAGTCGCTTTGTTCTGAATCATCGCCCCAGGGGATTTCAATTATTTCATCAAATGCCCATTTATAACGATCTTCAACTTGGGTACCAGGTGTGATGCCGATGCTGAGTCTGCTGATATTACTTTGGCTGTATTTTAGGCTCAAGGCAAGACCATATGCCAATCTTACATAGTCAACTGAGTTGGTATTTTGTGCGATGGTAAAAAATCCGCGCGATATTTCAGTTGGTGGCATAATTTATGATCCTTTCTGCAACACGTCCTATGCTCCATTTATTCATGACATGCACATTGGTGTTGACCTTGTGTAGTTTGAACTCGCCTTGTCGTGCTTCGCTGGTAAAAAATACCGTGCCTTGATCAAAAGCTGCTATATCATCGTTTTCGGTGGCAAACATCAATTGCTTGTTGGGTAGGTTTTTAACAGTGTCGCCTTCAAACTGTGCATTCATCATGTGGATGGCAATACTCAGAGCGTAGTCATTGCGGAAATAATCGCCCGGTGGGACTTTGTAGAGACTTTGATAGTATCGATAGTTGTGTTTGATAAATTTGATCAAATCAAATAGACATTTGGTCTTGTCTGTCTTTTTGAAATACATGACTGTGGCCCAATACAACGGTATGCTCATGTTATTGAACCGTTTGTCAAATCCGCCTAAATCTTCTATATGATTGAGATCACAAACTGATTTATTGACCAAAATTTCTTCAGTTGATCCCCAGACCGCATCTAGGCTGTTGTCTAATACCAAAAAATCTGCATCGATCAACAGAGTTTCATCAAATGGACTCAATACAAAACTATCAGATCTATTGGTATTATAATAAGGTGCTGTTTTTTTAGTATACCTAGTGTCGTGAAAACTGCGGTTTGGCACATTTCGATCAATGTCTGTAATAATTATGTGGTCAAAAACATGATTGACTAGATCTTCACCATGTGTTTTGATCATCCAAAATAAGGTATCTTGTGATGTGGCCACGGCAGTAGATTGTTCTTTAAGATGCTTTTTAATCAATAGACTGGAGCAAATGGCCATGGTACCATAGTCTATTTCTAAATTATTGTAGGCATGTATCAAATATCCGCGGCTCATTAATTATTGCCTTTGACTATTTCTGAAAATTGTTCAGCAGTTGATCTAGCCTTGCGCAGGTTATTGTATTCTAGATTATAATAGTTAGTGGCATTAAAATAGCGATCCAGTAGTTCATCGCGGAATGTTTCAAGATCAGTAATTTCAATAGGATTACCGTTTTCATCTATCAATACTACTGATTGCCAACCTCTATCTATGATCATCTGCATGAAAGTTATCAATTCACGAGATGCTTTGAACAGCCCGCCATTGATGGCCATGGTG